AGGAAGCTCATCTCTGAATCTTCCTCGCCATTTCTGTCGTGGTGAACTCCACGCCGTCGAGGTCGAAGTCCTGGCCCTGAGACTCCAGCGAGAATGTGAAGTAGCGCGTCTTAAACCCACGACCGAACGCCACCCGTGCAGTCTCCATGCTGCTGCTGGTCAGGGTGTAGTTGTACGATCCGCCAGCTTCATCTGTCACGGTCACGATGAACTGCCCATCCCCACGCATGCCCAGGTAGGCATACTGCACCCCGGCCAGCTTGTTGCCGTTGGGTTGGATAACGCCAGTGGTAATCCTGGCCTTGACATCACGCCCTGCGTCGTCGTCGCCGTCGAGCCAGAACAAGCCCTGGTCGTTGGCGCCCAGGTAGCGCTCGCCCATCTTGGCGAAGCTGTTGAAGTTGTAGCCTGTGTACTGGGTGACGGCGGCGTTGCGCGTGTTCATCGCCCAAGTGGTGTAAGCGGGGGATGCGAAGAACGCCTTGAACTGAACGTGGTCCTGGATGATCGCCTGGAACAGCAGTGTCTGAGCTGGTACGTCGTCCAGGGCCACATCCTCGCTGACGGCAGCGTACAGGGTCAGATAGAGCGCGGGTGCGTCGTCGAATGTTGTGGCGTCTGTGACGCTGGCCCGGTAGTCTGCTTTGGCCGCAGCAGTCTCGCCGACCCCGAGCTCATCCGCAGCAGCCCGGTGCCAGGCAGGAGCTGCTGTGCCCGATGTGACCAGCGCCTCGGTCAGACTAAGCGCGTGGCGCGAGGCTGGGGCTGTCGTCGCAAAGCCGATGACGTCCAGCACAGTCTGGTGCATGAGGCGCTGAGCGTCGTCAGCGACGCCCACAGCGGAGCTGATGAACACACCCCACACTGCGCTCATGGCACCAGAGATCGTGAAGTCCTCAGTCATCGCACGCGCCGCACGCGCTACTCCCGACAGGCTGTCGGCCAGTGACAGCACCTCTGTTACCTTGAACGAGTTCAACACAGCAGAAGTCGCGTCAGTCACGCCCACACGAACAGCCACGCCTTTCGTAGCCTGTGCGATGGCTGTATCGTTGACGTAGAACACTTGCGCGTGCCGGTGGGCCTGTCTGGTGTTAATCACCTCAGTGAAGGTGATGTCTTCTGGTATACCTTCCCCGCCAGTGGCGTCTGCTGCCAACACAGAGTATGTGTGCTCAAACGTCGGGGATTCGACCGAAGGTCTACCGATGATGAGTGGGGGGACAACCGAATACTCTGCTGTGAGCGTGGCGCCATCCACAACAGAAGCTGCTGACACCTGCCCAGGTATCAGAACGTAATAGTTCGTCAGTACCGCCGCGCCGTGGCTAAATGCCGTCTCCGGGTATCTGCTATTTGGCACGTCCATGCTATTGCCGAGGTAGCGTGCGGCTCTCGTCCAGCGTAGCTCGTCGTACCTGACGAAGGCATAGGACGTATTGCTAGGATATGCACCGAAATAAATGACTGATTCCAGGTACGCTGGCCGTCTGCCGATGGTCGTAGTGCTACCTACACCATCCACGAAAACGGTTATGTCATCACCCCTGCGCTGTACACACACGTGATACCAGCGGATATGTGGGTAGGTAGGGTCTTGGAAAAACGGATACAGCGGTGAGAGCGCAATGTCCTGAACCCCGTAGGCATCCCACTGTGTCCACTGCACAACCCCGCGATAACTTTCGTTTTCCGGGGACGTTGCGGCGTAATTCAGGTAGATGTTCCAGCCACTCGTACCCTGTCCATAAGAGTTCCCAGCGATGTAGCCCCCTGAATTGCCAGAAAGCGCCCCCCACACCTCTATGGTGAAATCGCCGGTGGACATGTCAAACTCGGAGCCGTATGGCGTAGTAAGGTAGCCTCTAGTGGAATTCCCGATGAACCAACCGCCACCGTACATACCGGACGATGAAACAAAACCGCCTGCCATCGAAGCCAGGACATGCCCTTTGGCGTCCCGGATGTTGTTGGTAGTTCCGTCCGGCTCGTCGAAGTGACAAAGCAACTTGACATCCGCCCAGAACGGATCGCCATCACTCCCCGATCCAGTCGGCAAGAACCCGACCGTCGGTGGGACGTATGTCTCAGTCGTATATCGGGCTACACCGTTCGTAATACGGAAGTCTTCGATGTACCCTTGGAAGTATTCATCAGGCTCTGTGTTGTCCTCCCCAGAAGCCCCCAAAACAATGGCGCTGTCCCATTGGGTTACGCCACCATATTGCCGTGCCGAAAACCGATGCGGTGTCTTTGTTGTCGTTACGGCAGTGCCCCCAACTCCGCCTGTCCATACGCGGTACTCATCCCCATGACGTCCGACGGACACGAATGTGGCGGTGTTGGCAGGGACGGCATTAGCGCTGGTGACAGCGGTATTAGAGGCCGAGGCTACGTCATAAAAGATAAACTGGATTTTTCCATTATCCAGCATCCGAAGCGTGTAGCTCCTGAGCCGCGCCCCGTCCCATTTGCTCATCAACGACGAGAGTTGTATCCGGGTCGGATGGACCCAGAACTCGATAGCAAAATCCCCGCTTATCAAATCAAGATTGCGGCAAGGGTAGATCACCAGCTTTGCCGATGACCCGTTGAAATACAGGTTGGTCGCTGAGAACACGCACTGCGCGTCAGAATATACGACGTCGGCCTGGTTGTATATCGTGCGCCCTTTGGCGTCTACCACCACCTTCGATCCAACAGCCTGCCCACCTTGAAGGAGTAAAACGGTACGGCTCCATTGCGTATCCGCCTCAGCCGGTGTGATCGTGGAGCCTAATGCTTCCCCTGCTATGAACACAATATCAACTTGCATTCGTGTGCCACGTGAAGACGGTACAGAGAAGAACGGCAGTATGGGTTTTACGAACCCAGCAGAATCGTAATGGGCATAGTTGTTCGAGAAACCGATAGAATCGAAGTAGCAGGTTCCGTTTGATCCACCAAGCTGGCTTATTGTCAACGCCCCTGTACTCAACCCCTCAGCGAATTTCGCCCCGTCCAGGAAATGCCGTATGACATTTGCTTTTCGGCAGACCGCGTAGTGATACCACGTACCCAAAGAGATAGCGGGAGAGTATCCGACTCGCGTAACGAACCCGCTGTATCCGTCCTCCAGGTAAACGCTGGGGTCAGACCCCGTACCACCACCCCACAGGATTGCAAAAGTTGGTGTCCACGCGACGACATTTACCCAGAATTCGAGCGTGAAGTCTGCGTAAGCTGCAACCGTCGTAGACCCTGTAGGGAGCGGGAGGTATGCGCCCGTAGGAAATGAAAGCGCCGTAGGGCCGAATACTTTGACTGACGAAGCGTTGGCCACCCCGTATGGCAGGAATAGCGCACCGGTGGGGAAACTTACGTTCCCGGTATCCTCCGTAGCGTACGCATACCCTACATCGTCATCGCAGCTAAAAGACCATGTCGTATGGTCGCCGTACTTGAACCCCGCGTGTACAAGGTCAAGGTTGCTGGCATCTCCAGGCAGGAGAACCAGATTCGTCTCAGCGACTGCGCCCGTCACGGTCATGGCCTACGGGTTACTTTTGCGCACAGTGCTGGCAGTAAGGCTGAACGTGTCGGCAATGGTCGTCACATCCTGTCCGAAATCGACGCACGCCACCAGTTCGTCCGCGCTTGATGCCCCACCACGTGCCTTGTAGTAGATCGCATAACGCGCCGTAATGGTGGACCCAGCCCATGTCGCCGCACCAGTAGACACATCAACGCGGTCGTTTGTCGTATCCACCGACCCGACTGAGAACGTTAGATCGGCACCACCTGCCGTATACCCGGTGCCTACCACCTCGTTGGTCACGTTGTTGCGCTTCGTCCACGTGTCTTTGTTCGGAGTAGCCGTGCTCGTGAGTAACATCACCTTAAACGTGTCGGTGCTGTAGTTGATGTTACCCATTGCCTCGTCACGCAGCGCAGAGTTGAACAGAAATCCTGTTGATGCCATACCCTACTCCTTACGCATCAGCTGCTGTGAGCACATAAGTCACCAGCAGTTCATCGTCGGTGTCCACCGTTTTGGCCGTGGTGAACCGTGCTGCGCTGAAGAGCGTGCCGCTCGTACCACTCTTGGTGCTGCTGGAGACCAGGAAGGCACCGTAGATCGTCTTCGTAGCGTTGAACGTGAAACTCGCACGGCTTGCACTGTTTGTGAGCGACTTGGCCGTGGCGCTGACCGTGGTCCACGCGGGGCGTGTACCCGATGTGTACGCCGTGGTTTCAGTGGCCAGCCCGGCGATGGTCGCAGCAGTCACGCCAGCCACGGGGGTATAGTTACCCTCGAACAGCCCGATGTACCAGCTCGTCAGCGCTGATGTCTGCCCGAAGCTGGCGTTAAGTGCGTAGTTCAAGCCCTGGTCAACGACGAGGTTATCGAACTCGAACTCGTCGATCACCTTGCCCTTGCGGATGATCTGCCCAATGTATTTGCCTGACATTGCCAGACGTGTCTCGCTATCACATTTCATTTCAAATACCCCTAAATCTGACAATCTCCGCATCGACAAAATCACCGAACCGTGCGGAGCCGGTGGGTGATCCGGGGTGAGAAGCCACCCCTACAAACTGGTTCACGCCGTCCTGTGCGCGCACCATCACACTGATGGACTCGGCCTTTGGAAACTCAAAAATCTTGTTGGTGAGGTTGATCACCTGCCCGCCTGGCATGCCTACGCACACGCCACCGTCGGTGATGAACAACACGCCGACGCCGGGCTCGTCGCCCTTGAGGACTTCTGCCATGTCGATCGGTTGAGGCGCCTGCTTCGGCGCACGGTGTGTGGAGACGCGGGTGAGTTGGGCTTCATCGAACGGGCCAGACATGAAGAACACGCCGGTCTGGGTTCCGATGAACACCCCGTTGCTGACGCTGGCAAGGAACGTAATCTCGGACTCCAGCATCTTGTAACCACCGACCATGTCCACCAGCTCGTACTGATAGGGGTCGGTCGCCCAGAGGATGCTGCCGTCAGCGATGAGGATGCGCCCGAGCAGGTAGGCGAGTGGCCCGGAGCCTGCCGGTGGCGTCTTGTTTAGCGTGCGCAGCGGAACACCAGTGATGGCATCTGGGTAGACGTTGACGGAGCCGATGACGCCTTCAGCTGCGAGGAGGAGCTCCTCGCCACCGGGGGTGGTCGCGTAGACCGAGGCGGTATGGCCGGGTATCGTCGGTATCGAGGAGACCGCTACGGCATCGCCATAAACGATCCGGGTGTCCACGACGCCGCCTTCCAGCCCGTCGGAGTCCCTGCGGTACGCGACCGCTACCAGCCTGGCGTCCCCAATCGTGGTGCCGATGGGGTAGGCAGCGAACCCTGCTACCAGCGGAACACCCCACTGCTGGGCTACGCCCTGGGATGTGAAGGTGAGCGCCTGGGTGCGGGATTTGGCGTAGATGCGGTCTGCCACACGTACGCAGGACAGCGGGTCGTCGCCGACGTCGTAGGCGATGGTCTCCAGGGCCATAGAGGCCGAAAACCTGCACAGATCACCGTCTTTGACGACGTAGCCTTCGGTGTCTGACACAGCGAACAGGCTATGGAAACCACCAGCGGAGACCTGGGTCATGCCCCGGCGACGGCGCAGTTTCCCGGCGTTGTCGATGTCGGTGTTTGTTGCGGTGGTGAGGGCACCTAGCGGGATCGCCTCCAGCGCAACTTTGTTTGCGAGCCCCGAGAATTGCTTGATGTCCATCGGTTAGATTCTAACTTAGATGTTAGACGGCAACCGCGAGAGCTCGGTTTTCCATGGCCACAGCGAACACCCGGTTATCCGCGCTGACCGTGAGTGTTCGCGTTTCGGCTGCCACTGACAGTCGGCGCGCGTCAGCCACGACTGTCAGGGTGCGCGCAGCAGATAGTTCGATCCTGTTTACGAGTCCAGCAGCCGTGTTGCTAGTGATACCTGCCAGCAGCGTGCGCGCAGCACCTGTAGCGCTTACCTCGCCTGCGTGTACCGCTGCGGAGATCCCCGCAAGCAGCGCCCTTGCTTCGCCGAGCGCGGATACTGCGCCGATCTCGGCTTGCCCCTGGGCGCCCTGCAGTTCGATGCGTGCGGAGGCAGCGGCACTAAGCGCACCTGCTGCTGACTGTGCCTGTGCGCTCGGAAGAGCTACCGCTGCGCTGGCCTGCACCGTCACTGTCCCTGCTGAGCTGGCGGCACTGACGCCTGAGAAAGCGGTGGTACTGGCGCCACTGGCCGTCGCGCTACCCGCCGAGGTTGTGGACTCTGCGCCTGAGAGGGTGGCTGTGGCCCCAGCCTGGGCGGTGAGTGCTCCGACGCTGACTGTCAGTGACGCACCCGGTAGCGTTACCGTGGCTCCAGCCTGCGCTGTAAGCGCCCCAGCGCTGGCTACCGATGATGTGCCCTGGAGGGATGCAGCCGCACCCCCGGTGGGGGTGACAGTACCGGCACCAGAGGTACACCCCGCGCCGGTAAGCGTGGCCTCGGCGGCGATAGCCTCACGCGCCGTGATGACGCCCGCGAAGGAGACTGCCTGGGCGCCGGTCAGTGCGGCGCTCGCCGCGCCATTCGAGCTGAGGGTGCCAGCGCCGGATGTGGTTGACGCGCCGGATAGCGCTACGCTGGCTGAACCTTTGGCGGTTACTGTGTTGGCAGAGGACGTGGCCGAGGCACCTGTCAGGTTGACGGATGCACCTGGGGTCTCATCGAACGTAAAATCCGCCGCATCCCCGTCGGGGGCGGTATATGCGACCGCGCCGACGAAGGTGAAGTCTGCTGCGTCGCCGTCCGGAGCGGTGTAGCTCATACCGGCGTGGTCCGGAGAATCAGGTCGTTGTACGTCGTGCCACCGCTGTCATCTAGGGTAACGACGTTTACCTCGCTGGTGTGGCTAGTGGATATGTAATACCCGCCAGTAGACAGGGTGAGGGATGCGGCAGGGAATGCAACGCTCGGAGCAGTGAAGTTTGCTGTGTAACGTGCGGCACCTACTGTCACCCTGATTTCATCCAAATACCCATTGAAGTCCCGAGAATACCCCGGATCACGCCCGATATTCAGGTTCTGAGCTAGAGTGGCGACGGTACCACTCCACGTGGCAGTAGCAGCGGACGTGCCGTCTTTGTACAATGCCCATGCTGACCCATTCCTGACTATTGCGATGTGGTGCCAACTCCCGTCGTTTACGCCGATAGTCGATGTGGATAGCATGGCCGCGCCGGTAGAGTAACTAGAGTTCCAGAGCTGTATCGACCCGCTGCCGTTCCCATTGAGTAGAACCGCCCAAGCTCCAGCAGGAAAAGCCCCGTCGTCTTTACCGATGACACCAGCATACGAATTCGTTGTAGTTGTGCGAATGAAGAACTCTACCGTCAGGTCCGAGCTACCAACCTCGCAGTTTGTGTCAGCAACCAAGTAGTCACCGGTCCCGTCGAACAGCAGGCTGCTGCCGCCAAACTTACTCTGCGCCGTACTGATCTGAGCATCGCCATAGGCGGTTACGGTCTTGGGACTTGGGCTACTGTCTACGATAGCTGTAGAACCGTCCGCACCATCACCGTGCAGGAGCAGCACAACACTGGAGAAACTGGAGTCCCCCGCCACGGTCCCCGATGCGGTTGTAGTCTCACCCAGCAGTGCGCCGGTGTCGCGTCGGTAAGCGCGTACTGTGCGCCCGCCTACAGCAGCACTCGTGTCGTCGAGGACTGTTCCGGTGATGTACGCCATCTCATTACGCGAACCGGACCATCGAAGTCGAAGCGCCCACGCTGGGTTCCACGCAGGCGAACGTGCTAGCGGTGCTGGTGATCGTCCCACCGAAATCCATGATCGCAACCACCGCGTTACTGCGCGTCGAGTTGACAATCACGCCGCCTACGGCGCTGATCGTGGCGCTGGTGACGTCAGGGATCGTGAAGTCCAGGCAACCGGTGGTGCCCTGCAGTGACGCGCTGAAACCGGACATCGTGATCCCGCCAGATGAGTACGACCCCGATGCCGCCACCTCGTCAGTGCCGATGTTCGACGTGCTGGGCGTACCGGTGCCGGGTGTACCGCCCGCAGTCAACGTGGTGTCATATGTCCCGGCATGGCCAGGTTTGATAAGCACGAACTTATAAGTGTCCGATGCGGTGTGTGGCGTCATTGCCAGCAGGGCGGCTTTGAAGACGGGGCAGATGCAGGTAGTGAGGGCCATGGGTGGTTCCTTTAACGGTCGACGATCTTGAGGGTGATGGTCCGGTCGTCAGTGCGACCGTCCAGGGTGGTGATACGGCATGTGAGCTTGAGCGTTTCCCCGACCGTGCCGCCAGAGACGAAAGCTGTAGCGGTGGTGGTGGTGTAGGACGAATTCGCTACGGTCAGCCCCTCGTCCGGTATCCACTCAACTGTGTCGATGGTGTCTTCGATAGCGGTCAGCCAGGCTGTCCAAGCGAACGTGTAGTCGAGGACAGCGTCCGGGTCTTTCAGGTATGGTTTGCTCATCAGATCCCTCCATACGCTACAGTGGAGACTGGGCGCCGTAAGCGACCCTGCTCGGTGCGGGCGCGAGCGCAGTACAGCTCGAACTCCTTGCGGTTCAGTTCGGCTCGGCCTTTGTCCCCAGCGTCTGCGTCCTGCACACTGTAGGCACGGTACTTGACCCAGTAGAGGAGGTTGAGCACGTGCTGGGCGTCGATCTCGAAGTCATCGCCTGCTGCCACGTCTGCGGGTAGACGGAAAGTCCTGAGCTCAACCGTGGAAGCCACGTTCGGGATCGGGAGCGCACGTAGCGCGCCCTTCTCGAGCCCAGCGATGAGCACCTTCAGCGGTCCCGTGCCGCCATCGAACCAGAGCCCTGCGTTCGTCATCTTCTCGGAGGCGACGATCGGAATCTCTTTTCCTGTGGCCGAGTCATGGGCGCTGCGGATCTTCAGGATGTTCGGATCGATGTCGTACCAGATGGTCCCGACCCTGATACTCAGCGTGTAGCTGCGCGAGTCCTCGATACCTTCGGTGAGCCTGCAGAACTGCTTCTGTGCCTCGTCAATGTAGGTGTAGACGAAGTCGTCTTGCCACAGATACGGCTGCGCGTTGTCTGACACCTCTGTGCGAAACAGGGCGAGGAGCTCAGTGGTGTTCATCAGACTCCAGCGCGATCGAGGTTGAATTTGACCCACGTGGTGTCGCGCTCCTTGACGCTGATCGACCTCCAGCCGAGCTGCTGTGCCAGCACTGCGCTATGGGGGACACCTGTGGCTGAGAAGTCCTCGCGGCGTCCGCGCAGGATGATCTTTTCGAACGCTGCGAACAGGGCCTGCTCGCGGTCGTCCTGGGTAACCGGTTCACCAGGGCCGTCGCTCAGCGCAGGCTCAGGGAGCTCCTGCGCGGGCACGACGCCCATGGAGATGAGATCTTTGTGCATCTGAGGCGGGCAGTACGTGGGTACGCCCTTCTTCAGGATGACTGAGCGACCGCAGGTAGACACCACGGTGATGTCTCGGGGTGCGATGTAATCCATGGCAAGCTCTCTATGAAAGGACGAGCAGGCCGGCTCTCACCGCCCTGCTCTGACAGTCTCCGTTTAGGAGATCTGAATTTCGCTGCTGCGGTTAGCGATGATGTACTCGATGCGTACGGCCATCACGCCGGTGGTGCACACATCATCCGAGCTGAACGCCAGGCGAATGTTCTGACCCGTGCCGATGTAACCAGTCGGGGTGATCGCCTGGTAGCCAGCGCCCTTCAGGTCCGTGGACGCGAGGTAGCGGGTGGCAGAGCCGGAGTCACCGATGGTTACGTCGTAGCCAGCCGTGTCGAACGCGGTGGTGGTCGTGACAGATCCGCCGATCACCGTCGCGCCGGGAGGCAGCGGGATGATCTCGAAAATGCCAGCGGCACCGCCAGCGTTGGCTGCACCGAAGTCAACAGTGTTGCCTGCGGAGTTCACCATCGTGTCGTCGAAGTTGAACGTGAACTCAGCCACCAGGGGGTACTGAGCGGTACGGGATTTGATCTTAAGAGTCATGGTCTATCTTCCTTAGATGTTAGATCAGCTGGCCACGTAGCAAGAGATCACACCGAAGTCTTCGACCGCGTTGGACTCATAGATGTTGCCGAACTTCGGCTTCAGGAAACCGAGGATCTTGCCGACGGCGATACCCTGGGAGTTGCCGTAGTCGAACTCTTCCTCGTTCCAGATCGGAGCGCCGATGTCCGCCATGCCGAGTGCCTGGGCACCGCAGAACAACATCTGGCAGCCGTTGATCGTGCCACCCGAACCGTACTTGCCCGAGGACAGGCCGGAAGTGTTGGGCACATGACGGAACTCATGCAGGTAGATGCCGTCGATCTTGACGGTGTCGCCGCTGAAGAGCTTGTCGTTGACACCAGAGTTCTGGCTGTAGCGCAGGTTGGCGTTGTAGTCCGCATCTTGCTTGAGCTTGGCCATGGCCTGGGGCGTCAGGAAGGCGTGGAACGTCTCCTGGCCACCTTCACCACCGACACCGCGCATGTAGCGGTCTTTGGCGTAGGCCTTGAGCTGGACGAACGTCTTCCACTGAGGGAAGTCAGCGGAGCCGACGTCAGCAGAGGTGTTCGTACCAGTAGCGCTCGTGTGCAGCGTGCCGGTCGTTGCGTTCCAGCGGGTCACACGGCGCGTAGACGGAGCAGCGACGTCTGCGTTGAACTCCAGGTATTGGAGGTCAGAGCCGACACGAGTCGCGCCGTTGGGCTTGTAAGCGTAGCTGATACCAGCCAGCGTCTGGAACGCCATCTGATCGATACGGTCTGCCAGCCAGTAGGCCAGCACGTTCTTGCTGTTCTCACGGAAGCTGACGATCGATTTTTGGTCGGCCATGCGGCCTTCGTGACGGTTAGCGTGACGGAGCTGATCGATGCGGATGACTTGTTCGAAGGTTTGCATGCCTTCCTCGTTACCCAGCAGCGTGCGATCGCCTGCTACACCGTCGCCCTGCAGATCTGCGAGCAGCGTGATGACAGCGCGGGCGCCCTTCTCGGATTTCTTCAGCTCGGTGATGTGCTGAATCATTGAGTTGGAATCGGATCCAAGGAATTTGTTGATGAAGGACTGATTTCGGGCATTGCGCCACAGATCCATCGACCACAGGGTCTTTTGCTCGTTGGTGAGCAATCCAAAGTTGGTGAGCGCCATTCGGCACCTCCTATTACTAGACAACATGAAACAAACTGGCTCGTTCGAGCCCCTTTGCCGCATGTCGTCGCAGCTAACGGAGGTGGAGATTTATGTCGGAAACCTACCTAAACCGATACCATTACTATAGCACGTCTTTGTTAGATGTGAGATGAAAAAAGGGCCTAGCGATAAAAATCTGCTAGGCCCAACACCGGCCACACCGCCTGTGACCAGTCGAGGGGAACTATTTCGCTGCGTCTTGATACGCCTTCTGGCAAGTAATCAAGGCGAGCCGGATGGTTTCTGCTCTGGAATTTTCCCAGACAAGAAACTGGCTATCCGGTCTGTAAAGCTCGGCCCCAGTACATCCTCGCCCAGCATCTCCAGCGCTGGCAGACGCGGGCACGGCTGGACGCTCGGGGCGGTTGCGCAGGCTGTCAGTAAGAGCAGCAACAGTACGCTGAAGTTTGGCAGTTTCACGGCGTTTATCCTCTCTGAGTTTGTCCATGCTGGCCTGGAGCTCGGCCTCTTTCGTGCGCTGGGCTTCCTTCGCCTCAGCAACTGCTTGATCTATCTCATGTAGCGCCTGGAGCTTCCCGAGTTCGAACGAGCCAAGCGATATGGTCCCAACAAAGATCGCGCTGATTGCAGTCGAGATTAACCAGTGCATCACTTCACCCCAGCAAGGCAGACCTGGCGCTCCATCTCCCGGCGCTTAGTCAGCCCTGATAGGGGTACTGAGACTCCGGCCACGGTAGCGCGGTTCCAGCGCGGTAGCTGGTCGCAGGCCTCTCTGTACTTTCCTGCTGCAAGAAGGCGAGCTGCAGTTGAGCGGGTGCTGTCGCAGGCGATGTGTTCTCCGACGTTAAACGCCGCATCGCTGAAGCTCGCCAGTACGTTGATCGGAAGCCCTGGCCTGCACGAGTCCAACCGCGATACGACATCTCCCATCTCCTTGTTCAACAACGCTTTACACTCAGCAACTGTATAAACCTTCGACTTGTCCACGTGCTTCGTGTGTCCTACGCAGACCGTAGCTATCCCAACAGGGTCGAAGTACCAGCGGGTGAATATGCCCTCCGCCGGGATCGCCAACGCTGTGGCCAGTGATAACGCGGCTGCTTTGCGTTGTGCCGGTGTCATTCAGTAGCCTCGATCTTCGCCTTTTGCTCTTTCCACTCTCTGCAGGAGCACAGCCGCGCTTCTTCAATCATCCGCTCGGTAGCCTCAATCCGTGCGACCAGCGTCTCGAACATCTGGGCCATCGTCTCCATGATCGCCATGGTCATCTGTTCGTCCATCAAAACCTCACGTCAAGAAATACGACTGCGGCTAGGCCGGCAGCAGCGATGAGTGCAACTACCCCCTAGCCAGATCAGATCAACGAGGTCGTCGTTCATGTCATTTCGGGGGCTTGATGGCATACCAGATACCGATCAGGATCGATGTCGGTGGGCCGAACCACATGACGATGCGTCGCAGCCACTTGCCGAGCCACCCGACTGCGCGGAAGAAACCTTTGCCCATCTGGATTATCTCGAGCAGTTCGACGGTCGCCTTGTTGTTGATGTCCAGCTTGCCCTCGATGCAGTCCATACGAGCTTTGCCGTCCGCCAGCTCCCCAAAGATCGAGTCCATCGTCTTCTGGACATCGAGCAGTTTGAAGCAGTCATTTGGCGTGTGCCAGCCTTCACGACGCTCGCCCCGGCGCTGCTCCCCTGTAGCCTCAGTCACGGTGGGTGGGATTTCAGGGGTCATGGCAGCACCTCGGGTTGTGGTTTAGAGCTCGTCGCCGCGCAGACGCGCCAGGGTGTCGGCATCGATCTTGGCGAAGTCCTTCTGGCTCAGCTTCATAATCGACTGGGCGTCCAGCACCGCTCCCATCTTCTCGCTGTCGACGCCAACGGCGCCCATGCGCGGCGGGGTTTTCGCCACGGCGTCGCGGGTCTTACCGACCGCGCTGGCCTTGCGCTCAGCGGCCACGTCCTTGTCAGACACTTTCGGGGCAACGGTGGTGGCCAGCTCCTGCTTCGTCGTGCGGGGCTCCACCAGGGCCTTGACGGCCTTCTGGAGTGACACAGTGGGTGTGTAGCCCTTGAGCTTGTACGCCTCCATCAGATCGACGACTTCATCTGAGAGGTCGGCGTCGAAGGACTCGTGGTCAGGGTTCAGCGTCGGGAATGCTGCTTCGACGCGCTCAAGGGCGGTGTTGAATCGCACGCGCTCGGTGGCCCGGATCTCTGCGGCCTGGATCTTCAGGTCGCCCTTGTACTCAGTGATCTGGCGCTCGGTATGACGAATCTTCTGCATCAGCGCGGCAGCCTTGTCGATCTCCCCGTCGCTCAAGAGCCGTGTGTGCTCTTTCTCCATGGTCAAGATCGAGTTCTCAGCAGCTGTGAGCTCAGCGTTCATGTCCGCGATCTGACCGCCCTGCTGGTACTTCGCCAGCTGACGCTCCAGGTCTGCGCGCTTCTCGCGCTCTTTCTCGAGGATCGCCTTGTGCCGAGACTCAGGGATGCGCGCCTCGCGCTTCTTCTCGTCTTTCTCGGCCTTCTCTTCCTTGTCTTCGTCTAACTCAGATGTTAGATCGTCGGCTACTTTTTGAGCGTCCGGGTGCTCTACCTCGGGCTTAGGTTCTGGGAGCACATCGCCTCGTTTGAGGGCTTCGGTGTCGGGCTCGAGCAGGGTGGTGTCAGTGTCGGTCATAGTGTGTCGTGGTTAGGTGTTCGATCGTGGCGCGGGTCTCAACGCCGCCTGCGCCGCCTGTTGTTCCGCCTGGCGTCTGGCGTCCATGCGCTTTTGCGCCATGTCCTGCTGCTTGAGCATGAGCTCCTGGTCCATCTGCTGGGCTTTGAGCGCGTGCTCGCGCTCAGCCAGGGACATCTCGTGCTGGGCGAGCTGCTCATCCATCGACATCTTGTGCTCAGCGGTCTGGGCCTTCACCTGGACCTCAGCCATCTTCGCCTGGGCACTGCCGTCGTCTGGTTCACCATTCTGGAGCACCTCGGTCTTCGCCAGGGTCTCCTGGGTCTTCGCACCCTTGAGCTGAGCGTCAGCTGCTTTCTGCTGGGCCTCGGCCTGGGTCTTGGCCAGCTCTGCCTGCATCCCAGCCTGCTGCAGCTGGGCCTGGGCCTGGGCCTCTGGGCTGTTCGCCATCGCCTGCATCTTCTGGATGATCTCCTTCTTGTGCTGCAGCCGGCTGGAGTCGATGAGCACCTCATCTGGAATCTGGATGCCGGCTTCACGCAGGGCCATGGCCTGCTCGAACTGGCTATCTTCGAGGGTTTCGCGCACGGGTATTGAGGTGACCACCACGTCGTACTCACCGAGTGTCAGGTCGTTGATGATCTCCTGGTATGGAGACCCCGGTGGCTCCATGCCGGTCTCCGGCTCGGGGTTCGGCTGGTTAATACCGAAGGTTTCGGTGTCGCCCGTGGTGTGGTCGTGGGTGATCGACATCAGGCGCGGTTCGGTGTAGAACTCTTGGACGAGGTCTAGGATGTTCCGGGCTAAGATCCCGTCCGTTCTGACCAAGTTGTCGAGTGGCTTGACCAGGTTCGTCGATCCAGCCTTCTGCTTCGCTTGAATCGCCTTGGCTGCGACATCAGCCCGGTCCATGCCCTGCATAGAGTCTGAGATGCCGGAAATCGTCTTGATAGACTCCTCGGCCTTGTAGCTGATGCGATCAAGACCCTGAGGCACCTGGTTCGGAGCAATCTTCTGGACATCTTTGTCTGGGTCTCCATTTACTTCGATGACGAGCCCTGTCTGGGCGCCTTTCTCCTCCAGCTCCTCGACGGTCATGTTTGTCAATGCGCCTGCGCGCACCTTGTAGCCGCTGTTCGCCGTGGTGTTCACCACGTGGAGCTCCTGGCTCGTGACCTTGTTCAGCAGCTCCTGGGGGCCGATGAGGTTCTCAACGAGCCCTATGGTGCGCCCGCGTCGGAAGTGGGGGAAGTACGGTACGACCGTAAAGTGCTTGTAGGGCGACCAATCATCATGGAGGACGACGTTGTCAGCCACGACTGTCCAGCGGATACGCCGCACCAGTTTCGGTACCACCTGAAGACCATAGTTGTCGACGAAGAAGGCGATGCGGTCACGGTTGAACTCCTCTGGGACAGGGCGCATGTCCCCGGTGCGTGGGTCAAGGAAGTGTTTCTGGCGGTCGATCTGACGGTACTGCCGCTCGATGATCCGGATGTTCCTGACGGTCGTGGTGTCGCCGCCAGCTTCGGCGTAGGCCGTGTTCGTCGGGTCACCGAAGCGGTCCCGGTGCAGCATCATGCTGTCGAACGAGTAGGTGAGGCTTGAGCCCACTTTACTGCGCAGCTCGTCTGCGTCCTTCTGGCTGTAGAACACAGCGATGTCGTCAGCCGTGAGCCACTTGCTGATGAATACCTCGCTCCACTTGTCTGGATCGTACTCATCGCCGTCGGGGTCGACGATGACGTTCTTCGGGTTCAGGTTCGAGATCGACACCTCGCCCTGCATGCTGTCACCGTGGTCCAGGCGCACATCGAGGAAACCACGCCCGGTGATGACGCCATCGGCGAACATCTCTGAGCGCTTCCAGTCGAGCTGGCAGTTGTCGCTGATCTGCTTGTAGACCTTGTTCAGGACGTCGGCTGTATCCGGGTTCGAACCACCACGGGGACGGAACGAGATCTCAGCGCGGTTGTTGATCTGCTCACCCATCACGTTACTGACGGTGCTCAAGATCTTGTTTATCGTGAGCACCGGGCGCTGAACAGCCGCGAGCTTCGCCCGGTCTGCGGGCTCCCACTGATCACCGGCAAAGAAGCGCTCGCACTGGTCGGCCTTACGGACGAACTTCGCGTGCCCTACGTCTCGGCAATAGACGAATCGGCGCCAAGTTTTTAGTGCGAGTTCTGCGTTGACGGGCATGGTGAAGTCCTACTTGAGAAATTTGAGCTTGTAAATCGTCTGAGCCGTCAGCTCCTCGAGCTCGGCGAGGACGTTCAGCAGCGCCTGGCTACCGTGCTCATCCTCCCTCGCCTCAGCCTGCACCGCCGCGAGGTAGTGTTCGACGATGTCTAAGGGGTCGTTGTGGTCTGGGACGGTGGCTTTCGGGTACGTGGGTATTTTTCCCTCGAGCCCGGTATAAACCTCTGCGTACGTGTCTACGAGAGGAATCAGGGAATCGTAGAAGTCGCCCAGGGCCACGTGCTGGGCGTAAGAGCGGGTGCTGAGATGCGCGAGGTGTGCGGCGGTGCGCACGGCGAGGGAGTAGGCGATGAAACGGGGGCAGGACATAGGGGTATGGGCTAGGCAGCCATGAATGAGCCCTTGTGGCCCGTGAGGTTGAGCTTGTCGCGCCAGGACTCAGGCTCCTTGGCCTTCTGCTTGCGCGGGGGCTGGGCGCCGATGGCGAGCTGCACGGCCCAGGCTAGTGCGTCACAGTTGTGGACTAGGACGCCGTTGGCGTAGTAGACGTGGGCGTCATCCACCGTTAAGTTGTAGACGGGCCTTTCGCCTAGCCTTTTTCTGCTGGTTATATCCAGGGTGGTCACGCATCCACTGCTTGTTGCCACACGAGCGCCCGCAGAACTTTGCATCTGAGAAGGGCGATGTAAATTGCACCCCGCAGTAGCCGCAGGTGAGCTCGTGCTCTTTGCGGTGCTCCCAAGCCTTGCGAACGTTGTCAGCGTGCCATGCCAAGCCTTCTGGAGAAGCGTGCCATGCTTTAGTAAGTGGTCTGATCCGTGTGAGGTGCTCGGCCTGCTTTTCGCCTTTGCCCCGTCCTGGGTGGGTAGCTGCGTGGCGCTCTGCAGACAGGCACTCAAGGTTGGAGATGTCGTTGTTGGTCGTGTCGCCGTCCTTGTGGTGGACGTGGTACCCATCGGGCACAGGACCGTGGTGCTTGCTCCAAAGGGCGACGTGGTAGAAGCTACCAGACCGCGAGAAATAGTTCCGCAGGTGCTTGCGAGGCGACTGCGGATAGCGGCGATAAATTTTCCCATCGAGCTCCAGACGCTCACTGGGGACTGATTCCGTGTAAACCCGTACCATGATGTATTGCTCCCGTTAATAGATGCAATCTCATGGTATTCTAACTTAGATGTTAGACCGATGCCCCCTAGTGGTACGAACATCCGCATTACCGGGCACCAGACCGGGTGCCCGTAAGTCCCGGTCAGCGTGACGCCGTTGGATAGTCCAAGCTCAGTCACCTCAGCCGCTGGGCTGGTCATGCTGGCAGCACTGACCCTGCATGGTCCTTGGGGTGTGGCCACGTAATCACCTACCTCCACCACTTCGATCGGTTTTACAGTTCCGTCTGCCATCGTTATCAGTGTTCCGGCGACCAGGCACTGATCATCGTGGGCACCGGCGGGGAAGCGCAGCAGCTCGAGGCGACAGGCGTCGTACCACTCGGCGTCGGCGTTGAAGCTGACCCGCCCCTGCTGCATCCGGCCCTGGAGGGGTCTGGCGCGAGCGAGCTTGTCAGTGATAGGTTTGAGAACCTTGATGGAGAGGTACTGCCGCTGCTCGTGCATCCGTTTCTTCAGGAGTGAGTCGATTGCCCGGTAGATTTGACCGTCTTCGAACCCGACGATCTGGGAGGAAGTGTACCACTTCTTACTTAGATGTAAGATGGCGTCGACAATGAAAAGCGCGTCACCAGACTTGAACCGAACGACCTCGGCCACGTGCAGGGTGTCGTCCTCATCCTGGAGGATGGCAGTGCCGACGGTGTAGTCGTTCTGCTTCTTTTCGCTGATGGCGAAGTCCCAGGCGATGAACACGTTACTGCGGTTTATGGGCGGGAGTGTGCGGCGACGGAACTGTTCCTTCAGGAAGTAGTCACCATCATCGGGCACAGGGTTCTGCTGGTAGAGGGCGGACCAGAATCGTGGGCTGATCGTGCGCTTGATCTGGTTGAGCTTCTGGAGGTCGTAGCGCTCAGGGTGGAGGGCTTCGCCTTTGCGGCGGTAGAGGACTTTGTCTGGGTGGTCGGGCTCGGTGTCTACGATGAGGTCAGATGTGGGGTCCAGCCACTCATCGTGTTCGGCGATGGCTGGGTACTTGACCACTGTGAACTGGTCTGCATCGGGATCCTGGGCCATGGCCACCTGTAGACGTCCTGCAAGGTCATCGTCATGCCACCACGTTTGAACGACTAAGACTCCCCCTCCGGGTGCAAGGCGGGTGTAGGCAGTGGAGCCGTACCAGTCCCAAAGTTTTTCGCGGGTGTCGGGGGAGTCAGCTTCTTCTGCATTTTTGATGGGGTCGTCGATGATCAAGAGGTGTGCGCCCTTGCCGGTAATACCACCGCCCACGCCTGCTGCGACGTAACCGCCTTTGGAGGAGGCGAGGGACCACTCCTCCGCGCTCTGGTTGTTCGGGTTCAGCCGGATCTCAAAGACGGGGTGGAACAGGGGGTCTTCGAGCACCTCCTTCACCTTCTTCGAGAACGACATGGCCAAGGAGACGTTGTACGAGCAGGCGATGATCTCGTGGTCTGGGTTCTTGCCCAGGTGCCAGGCGGGGAAGGATCGGGAGCACAGCTCGGACTTGCCAGAACGGGGTGGCATCAGCAGCATCAGGCGCGGAGACTTGCCGTCCACCACGTCCTGGGAGAACTTTTCGAGCCTTCGACAGATGTCTTTGTGCACCCAGCCGGCCTTGTAGCGGGGGTTTATGCGTTCTACAAAGGGCAGGAGGCTGCGTCTGGCCAGGATACGGCTGGCGAGCTCTGCGTGGGGGCTTGTAGGTGGTTTTGGAGTCATTTAGAGGGGTTCTGGAGGGGTATTTGGGGTCACATCCTCCACGAAAGGGAGGGCTGGGGCGTCTTTTTGGATCACTTCGAGCAGTTCTGCGTCTGAGAGCTGGGTCAGCTGCTGCATCGTGACGTTCCCGGACACGTCGATCTTGACCTTGTGCTCCACTGGGGCCATATATCCGCACATTTTTGCGATTTCTCTCCACCCAGAGACCATGGTCGCGGGCTCGGACATGAGCTTGGCCATCTCGATCGCCTCGAGGAAGCCGTCCATGACTTTCTTGCGAGTCATCTTGGATTCTTCTTCGTATTTGGCTTCGTACTGGGCTTTGAGGCGCAGGACGTTGGGCATGCACACGAGTCGGTAGGCCATGCCTGGCGATGCGAACCCGGCGCGGAGGGCTGCGTTGTTGACTGAGTCACCTTTGGCCCAGTTTTGGACGAAGAGCTTTTGTTTTTCGGTCAGTGGTTTGTCGGGGGAGACCTGGGCGGCAACGGCGCGGGATGAGGTGTCGGGGTAGGAGCGGGCTTGCTCGAGGGCTGGGGCGGTGGAGGCTCCGCGCTTGGTGTTGGCACGGGTGACTGGCTTGGGTGTGGTGTCGACTTGCTTCTTTCCGAAGTCGGCGAATTGGTCGTAGGGTTTGGCTCTTGGCATAGTGCTATCTATTTTAGATGAAGGATGGAATTCTGCTACAAAAATTTCTGCAGAATTTTTGTAGGTATGGTCTCGTGGCACCTATATACACCCAACTCAAAACACCGTCCCCAGTTCGGATTCGTGTTTGACATGCGTGAATAAGGAGTCTCTTCGCTCTATGTCCAAATGCGAAGTGTTCTCATCCGCGCTCACACGCTGAGCTTGTGGTGTGCGTTGTTCCTTTTGTTTTGTTTCTTTTGAATTCAAGACCGACTAGCGTCGGTCTATGCGTCCTGCTCGAGCAGGACGCACAGACCTGACTGCGTCGGTCTATGCGTCCTACTCGTTACATCAGGTCGGTGTCGGCCTGAGTCCCGCTAGCGCGGGTCTTGTTGTTTGGTTGTTTGAGGTAGGCGGGGACGCTGGGTTCTCGTCGCCTCTATATAAGGAGTTAATCATGAGTTTCGGTTCAACAATCGGTAAGGGTGCGATTAAGGCAGGCGGTTTGGCGGTTCGCGGAGTTGTGAAAGTCGGCTACGGTACAGGCGGCTTCTTGTCGGACGTCATCGATGGCGGTGTCGAGCAGTACGCAGTCGAAGAAGCGAAGGTCACTTCGCTGATTAATCAGCTCGACGAGAAAGCAGCTGCCCGCGCAGTTGCACGTGAAGCTGCTAGGGCGCAAGCCTTGGCAAATTACCATGCAGCGCAAGCTGCAAAACAGCAACCGCTTGCGGCGATGGCGCAAGCTGCGCCTGAAGCCGCTCAGGCGCAAGCGATGCTCGATCAGCTGACATCGCTGATGGCGCAAGCCCAGGCGCTGAAAGGCGTCGTGGCGTAAGTAAGTTGCGGGGCTGTAGTGGCCCCGCTTGTCTAACATCTATTGGAGATCATCATGGCAACCGCTAAGCAACAAATTGAAGAACTGCGCGCTGAGATCGTAGCGCTGCAATCACGGGTAACTAAGCTTGAAAGCTCGACCACGATGCGGGTTCGCCCGCAGGTCGCCCCGAGGCCCATCGGCGAGCAGCTGAGCACAGTAGCACGTGCTGCCGCAATTTCGCGGTTGGCCGAGCGCTTCCCCGATAGGCGCTCGTTCACGAGCATTGAGGTGATGGACGAGATGTCGTCGCATGCGTGAGAGCGACGCTGGCCGCGAGGCCAGCGCTTCGCGCGGACATCCACGCGAGAGGTATGGGCAGGGTAGCTTGTGCTCCTCCCTACTGGCGAAGCTCTTGGAGCTGAGCCGGTATGGGCGGAGTGATTTTGTTTTCGGCACCTCGCTACTGCGAGCGTGCTATTAAATTAGGAGTAACGAAAATGGATGCGAGGATTGTTGAGTTGATGGAACGTGTTGCTCGGCTCGAAGCGGCGATGGTGCAACGCGCTGACGACGAGGAGCTCGTGCACATGCTGCAGCACAAAGTTGTCGGGTATGAAGCCTGGCTCGAAGCGCTGAGGACTCGGCGCGAGATCGTCGAGCATCATGGTTGACGCTGTAATCATCTTCGGGATGATAAATGTGGTCTTCGAGTTCGTGCTATTGTGCATGATCCCACCTCGTATGAGGTTGCGAGTGCTGGGATCGAAGGCCAAGTCCCGTGCAATGCACGTAATGGTAATGATAATCATTCTCATCTGTCACTGGGGCACGTTGATCGGAACGATGTCTGGCTTCTTTTCGTTCATCCTCAGTATGGTGACCGTAGAAGCTGCAAAACTCGTGTTTGGGTACATCACACCCGACAACAAATTTCACCGGCGGATCATCGGGTATACAGCCGATGAGCTACGCTAACCAGACCGACTATCGTCGGTCTTTTTATTTGGATGTTTGAAGGCGGGGCATGGTGTCTCGCTTGTTTTACGAAAGATCTGAAAATGAATGCTTACGAATACGCTACCGAGCAAGCGCACATCGCAGCTTGCGAACGCGACAGCCCAAACGCTCCGGAATTCGACAAACTCGAAGAGAAGCTTCTCGACGAGATGCTGGAGCCGACATGTGGAGTCTGTCCACATATGGAGTGCGACCACTGCGTCGTGCTCTTCGATAACGTCCGGCTCAATTAGTCGCATCCAACACTGCGCATTCAAAACAGAGTGCGCAGTATGGAGACGATTTTGTCTCACTAACCCCAAGGAGAACAACATGTTCGCAGTAATCACATTAACCGCTAACGTATTCACACCCAAGCTGACCATCGAATCATTCTGGACTACCAAAGAAGCAGCGAAGAACCGGGTAGACATGATCCGGCACGAAAACAAGCCGGCGACAACCAAGAAGCTCGCAGGTGTACCCACCGCAGTCAGTTACACGGAAGTAAACGAAGGCCCTTGGCAAGTTCCAGCAAAGACCATGGATTGGCTCAGAGACGACTTACGAAACATAGAGCGTATAAGCGAAAAGGTTGCGTGCGCCCAAGAGGCCATCTATAACCACCTCAAGCGCGAGGAGGAACAAGGAACCACCCTCCACGAATCAGCACGGGCTTACGGCCTACGTCTCGGCGTCATCACCGAATAGTCCTCTCCAACACTGCGCATTCAGAACAGAGTGCGCAGTATGGAGACGTCTTGTCTTCGAACATCTAGCAAGGATCGATCATGAAAGCGCTACTCAATCTGCAAGAATTCTGCAACGATTTCCACGGGCTTGGACACAAGTTCGGGATCGGAGAGATAACTCTCCCCGAATTTATAGTCAGGTTCAAACAGCTCCAACTGAAATGGACCTAAGCCCTCTTCAACACAGCGCATTCATCAGAGTGCGCTGGATGAAGACGTCTTGTCTTCACAACCATCTAACATCTAACCAAGAAGGAATCATCATGGCTTTCAATCAATCAATCAACCTTACAAACCACGTCAAAGAACTCCCACTGGCTCTGCGTCGCCAGGTTCTGTTCTCTCTCGTGGGTTCAGCCAATGCCAAAGTCGTCAATCACGCACTACGCATCGCAGGGCAACTCGCTGAGTACGACTACAAAGAACTCGATGCACGCGATATTGAGCTCCTCTCGAAAACGATCGACGAAGAGAACACGCTAGTCGAAACAACGATCATCTCCAACCTTGCGCGTGAATGGCGGGACATGCTCGTCGACTGCACCGGGGATGAATCGTCCGGGGCTATATCTGGAACCATGGATATGATGACCGGCAAACAGAAAGTACGCCAGGCGTCATCAGAAGGTTTGAAACGGCTCGCCGCCATCGGCAAGGACGTATCTCCCGAGAAACGCAAAGAGCTTTTGCTCGAGCGTCTGGCTCGTGACCAGGCACGGGCTGATGAACGTGCGAAGCTGACAGGCTTCGCGGAGTTCATCATCGACGCGATATTTCCAGCCACTGGGCATGAGGAAGATGGCTACACAGACGACGACGAATTCTTCGTGCAACTCACTCCAATCTCAAAGGAACAGTTCGTCGAGAAGTTTGTGAAGGCACTGCAAGGTGCAATCACAAAAGCAATCGACAACGAGATCACCGGCTGGATCGGCGAAGGCATTCTGTCTTCAGCGGATATCGTCATCGCCGAAGGGGCTATCGCAGAGGTCATGACCGAAGCATATCCGAAACCGATGAAGGTTATGGGGGTAAAGCCACAGCCAACAGTCACCAAGTCGAAGATCCCATCCACAAAGTTCGAGCCACACGAGCTCGAGTCCGACGAGCTTCTCGACTAAACGCACAGCGCGCACTCACAGTCACTTGTGAGTGCGCGCCACACGTTCGCCCGCATTCAAATTTTATGGGCGATGCATATGCTACAAATTCGATAGCTTAGCTACTAAATCGATAGCACACGCGCGGAACTCACAACAGACACATGCTCACTATTTAATAGCAATCGTGCTCCTAAAACATGAGCAGTTTTGCTACAACTTCGATAGCTACTTTTTTGGCTCTATACCCTCTATATAAAACCCTCTATATTCCCTACCCTTCTATATATATACCTTGTAGTAGTAGTAGTAGTAGTAGTAGTAGTATAAGTATATATAAGGGGTATCCAGGCCACAGATCGGTCCCATTTTCAATTTTCGCTATAACACTTACCCAACTGTCTAACATCTAAGTTAGAATTTCCGACGTTGTTTTTAAATGAAGAGCTACTTTTATGAAAATCACCTTCCTTTCGGCCTCTGTCCCACTCACCAAGACCTACAGCAAATTACCCGACGGCAGTGTCGAAAAATCGTCGTACCCCAACGTGTGGGAAGTGACAAGTCACTATGAAAATGTGAGCACACTGCATGAGCTCAAAGCAGCGATCGAACGTCGCGCAGCTGAAGGCCACTGTCTGCTGAAGGGCAACACACTGCGTGAACTCAAAAACGAGTCACGCAAAGACTCCACTGACCGTGGAGCGCTCACTGAGTTCATCTGTCTCGATCTCGACGGAATCAGTCCGACGATCGAGCGTACAACTGAAGACGGAGCGCACATACCAATCACCGTGACCGTCGACTACATCCTCAACGCAATGGGTGTCGAAGAGGTGTCTTACATCCTCCAGTGGTCAGGGTCCATGGGCATCAGCTCACCGCAACTCCGCTGCCACGTGTTCATCATGTTGACAAAGCCACTTGCTGCCCCACTCATCAAACAGTGGCTGATACAAAAGAACCACACTGTTCAGATCTTGCGTGAACATCAAGCGCTCACCCGCACAGGCTGTGCGCTCACGTGGGGACTCGACATCACTGCATGCCAAGCGGACAAGCTAATCTACATAGCACCACCCATCATTAAGGGGATGAAGAATCCACTCGGTGCAAAGCCGCGCATCTCCCTTATCGAAAAAAAGAACTCAACCTTCTCCCTACACTCCACCTCCATCAACTCCGTCGACCAAAACCGCACACTGACTGACGCCCGAGTCATTGAGCTACGTGAACAATCTGGATTGCCCAAACGCAAGCTCACATACAGACACGTGGGCAACCACGAAGTCCTGACCAAGCCCGGCGAGTGCACAGTGACCGGCATGAAAGTGGACCGTGGCTTCGTGTACCTTAACCTCGACGGTGGTGACTCATGGGGCTACTTCCACCCAGAGAACAACCCAGACTTCATCCACAACTTTAAGGGCGAGCCGACATACCTGACCAAAGAGCTGCTCCCTTCATATTGGGAATCGCTCCAGACCCAAGCCTACCGCATCACCTCGTCTGGGCTCATCCATCTCGCCTTCCTTGACCGT